CAACCATGACTACCTTTTCTTAGCTGTCTTAGCCGCTCTTTTAAATTGCTTAGCAGTAGGTGCACCTTTAGCTCCTACTTTTCGCATTTTTTCGCCACTACCTGCTTTGATTCTTTTTCTCTTAGCATGTATATTAGCGTATAATCCTCGTTTAGCCGCCATTATTTTTTCCTCTTACTGTTCATTATTTTCTTTTTCAAAGCCATAGGTAGTCTTTTTTGTCCACCTTTTAATGCTTTGCTTGGTCTTCCTTTTTTAGAACCGTATGTTCCTTTTCCCATTGGCATGTTTATTTCTCCTTTTTAGGTTTATTTGTTTCATTCACTAGGGGTACTTTTTTAGCTATTAAATCTAGCTCTTCAATAGCATGTTTTGCATGAACAAGTTTGTCAAAGTTTGTTTTTAAAGTTTTGACAAAATTATCATGGTCTGCAACACCAACACTTTTTTGTAAAAAAGTATTAATAACTGCTGAAGCCTCAGACTGTTCTGCTTCATATATCTTTTTCAAGACTCCTAACCACATATTATAACTCTGAGTTAGCTAGTTTTTGTTTTACTGCTTCTTGATAAGCAGGGTCTTTTGAATAACGAGGGTCAGCCATTGCCGCAGTTACTTCAGCCCAAGATTCAAAACCTTGCTCTGCAACTGGTGTAGCTTTACCTTGCATTAAACTTGGTTCAGTACCATTAGCCGCTTGATATTTAGCTCGTAAACCATCTACTGCTAATTTTACTGTGTCCATATCTGCACTATTTACTGCCGCATTATATGCTTTCTTTTCACCGTCAGACATATTTTTAGATGCCCATGATGCCATTTCATTATATGCTTCTTCGCCACCTACCATAGTTTTTACATTAGTAGTTTGTTGTTCACCTATAGCTTTTTGTCCTGCAATAAATTGGTCAACGTATGCTTTTGGAATACCTGACTGTTCTAGTGCTTTATATGATTCATCACCTAATTGACCTTTTTCAGCATATTCTTGTGCTAATGTATCAAAATTTAATCCTGCATTTTCTACAGCATCTTCAGCTATCTCTAAACTATTTTCTTGTTTAGGAGCTTCTTCTTTTAATTTTGTAGCACTTACTGGGTCAACTGTTTCTTCTTTAGGAGTTTGTTCACCAAGTTTTTTTTCAAGCTCAGAATAACTTTTAGCCAAATCTTCTACTGACTTAAATTTTTCTGGTAAGCCTTGAACACTTTGTGTGGACTGTTTCTCCTCTACTGGCTTTTCGCTAGTAGTTTCTTCTGTTTTTATTTCTACTGAGTCTACCATTTTGTTTCCTTAATTATTGTTGTTTAGATAAATTGTTTGCAACTGGTGCTACAGCTTTCTCAGCCATATTCATCATTTGCTCGTTTTGCATTTGCTCTTCTTGAGCCGCCGCTTCCTGTGCCATTTGTTCTTGTGATTTAATTAATCCATCTGTATCAATACCTAAACCAGTAGCAATACGTTTTATTAAATCATCAGGGTTTAATGATTGAACAACCGCAGGATTTATTTGAGCTAAGTTACCTATCTCAGCTACAAATTCTCTTAATTTTTGTAAATCGTTACCTCTACCTAGAGCTTCAATACCTGTAATAATAGTAGGATTTACTGAACCTTTTGGTAAAGTTGGTATTTCATTTGCTGATTCCATTCTTTTCATAAGTATTGCAACTAATGGAAGTTGGAACTCTTGTGATAATAAAGAATATACACCACCCATAGCAGTTTCTAATTGTTCTGCCATAAATCTTATTTCTTGTGCTGTTACTCTTTCAGCTTGTCTTTGTATAGCTGTATGTAATAAGAAAGCAAATGATAATCTTTCTTCTAATTTTGCTATCATTCTTTCTACAACTTGTAAATCAAATTGTTTTTGTGCTTGTAGTACAGACACATCTTCTGCTGTACCAGTTATAATGTCACCATTTCTACTTAATGATAAATCTTTTTTTCTTGTTACTGCATTAGGTCTTACAAGAAATACTACTTTACTAGAAGCCGCCGCAGATTCTACAAGTGATTGTGATAATCCTTCTAAGCTCTTGAGGTCTCCCAAGAACTCCTCAACGTAGCCTCTTCCATAGTCTTCATTGTCAACTCTAATCATTCTTAGAGCTTGATATGGTAATCTGTCTTTTTTAAATTTACCAATAGTAGATGGTATCTTAATACCATTAGCTTCTTGACAAACATAAAATTCATCATTTGATAATTTATAAACGTGTGTATATAATTCTACTTCTTCATCTTTTTTGTAATTAGGGTCAGACATTATTTGTGCGGCAATGTCTTTATCTAATGCCATTACGCTCATTTTTTCTTGAACAATAATTTCACAAACATTACCTGAACTATCTCTTTGACAAATGTATTGACTTAATGGAAATACTCTCATGCTACCTTTTTTAGGTAAATAAGTAAGTACATTACCTGCAACAATTAAATGTTTTAGTGCTTCAAATACAGATACTCTTAATGCTAGTTGTTCTATTTTATTAGATACTTCTCTTTCAATAGTAGCTAAAGATTTTTCTACTTCTGATTTTAATTCTGCTCTCTGTTGTAAATCTTCTTTTGCTTTACCTGCAATAGATAATCTAAAGAATGGTGAGTTTGGGGGAAGTAATAATAATAAAAGTTTAGAAGCTAAATTGTTGACTCCCCTAGCTCCTACTGATTGATAGGGGTTATATAAATCTGATGAGTCTGTAAAACCATCAGGTTGAATAAGAGACGGAATAGTTAATTCAGAGCACTCTTCTGCTCTATCTAAAAAATGTTCTCTATGTTGTTTTAGTTTAGAATAACGCTGTCTTGCTGTACCTTGTGTAAAATCGTTATCCATGTATTCCATTTATTAAGAAATATTTAAGCCAGAACCAGTTGCTACGTTTACACCTGAAGTAGTTTGTAATGAGCTTGTTCCTGATTTTTTAACTTTTTTCTTTTTCTTTTTAATGTCTTGCTCGTCTGCTGTAACCAACTGTGGTGATAATTCTTCACCTACTGTCTGTGATGTATTCACAGGCATTGGCGGAGCAGGTTGTGGAGCAGGGACTTTAGGTCTGCTAGTACACATATTTATTTCTCCGTTCTCTCTTTTAAGTTATTAATAAATTTTACAACATCACGCTGTCCTGCTTTAAAATAAATAGTTTTAGTATCGTCTTTTAATTCAGGTGATTTTTCAGGAAACGTCTCATTTAATAGTTTCACTAAATCATCTACGTTACTTGGTAATGTTAAATCTTCCATAGTTTTATTCGTCTAAAAAGGGAACTTTACTTCCAAAGGTCTCCTGTTACTGTACCTTTGTTGTATTCTGTTGCTCTGTTTTCAAAGAAATTAGCATGTTCTACACCATTTAATACCCAATCTAACCACCCTAAAGGGTTATGTTTTACACCATAATTAGGTTTTAATGATAATTGTAACAATCTTCTATCAGCTATATATCTAATATATTGTTTAACTTCTTCTGCTTTTAATCCTCTTATACCACCCATGCTAAATGCTAAATCAATAAATCTATCTTCTAAATCTACCATATCTCTAGCTGTTTGATATATACTTTTCTTAAATTTTTCTGTCCAAATATTAGGATTTTCTTTTATTAATTGATGAAATAATTTAATCATACCATCTACGTGATGCGTTTCATCTCTTATAGACCATGTAACTATTTGACACATGCCTTTCATTCTGCCATATCTTTGAAAGTTTAGTAGCATAACAAACGAAGCAAACAACTGTAAGCCTTCACCAAATGCAGAAAAACAAGCCATCTCTCTAGCTAATCCTTCTAATCCTTTACCTTTACTTTCAAATAAATAATTATGTTTATCAGACATTTCTTTGTATTCTTGAAATGCTTTGTACTCTTTATCAGGTAAACCAATAGTATCATTAAGTAATGAATAACTATGTGCATGATTAGCTTCACTTGTAGCAAAAGCAGACAACATCATTCTTACTTCTGGTGGTTTAAATTTAGGTATGTATTTATCTAAATATGCTTGAGCTATATCTACATCACCTTGAGTAAAGAATTTAAGTATTTGTGATATTAAATTTTTTTCTTCTACTGTAAGTCTTTCGTTCCAGTCTCTTACATCTTCATGCAATGGTACTTCACTAGGTAGCCAGTGCATTTTTTGTTGCATGTCATAAGATTCAAAAGCCCACTCATAATCAAATGGTTTGTAGTGTATACGTTCTTTAAATAAACTCATAATTTTTTTTCTAACTCCTTTAAATATTGTTCTTCTTCTGAGTGACAACACTCATTATTGTTTTCTTTTTCTTTTGTGTGTGTTTTACATTTTTTCTTTTTAAAGATAGCATCATAATTTTTTCTGTATGCTTCACTAGGAATGTGTACGCCATCTCTAATCTTATAGTCTTTAAAGCCCATAAAATAATTCTATCCCTTCTATTATTATTATTGCTAATAATTCTACTGCCAAGATTGTATGATAAACAGTCCATAAAACTGTTTGTTTTTGTTGTTTCTTTTTACAGTTACAATTACAACGCTTACGTCTTGGCTTGTCTATGTGGTCAAATATACTGCTATCTGTCATTATCCCTCACATGATAAACAATCAGCTTCAGGTATAATTGTTCTTTCTATTTTTTTAGACACTAACTCTGCACGTTTAATAGCTTCTGAACGACAGTAGTATAGTGTTTTTAGTTTACGTTTCCAAGCTAACATGTGTATATCATGTAGCTCTTTTACATTTACGTCAGCAGGTACAAACACATTTATAGATTGTCCTTGACAAATATATTGTTGTCTGTCTGCCGCATGTTCTATTACCCATTGTTGGTTAATCTCAATAGCAGTTTTAAAAGTATCTTTTTCGTAATCAGATAATTCTTTTATATGCAAAACTGAGCCACGATTGGCAAGAATTGAAGTCCAAGTAGTATCATTATTAATTCCTTTCTTCTCTAATAATTTTTCTAAATACTTATTCTTAACTAAAAACGAACCTGACATTGTTTTTTGCACATAGGCATTTGCTCTATATGGTTCTACTGAAGGTGAAGTAGTGCCACAAATAATAGAAGACGAAGCGTTAGGTGCTATAGCTAACAAGTGTGCATTACGCATACCAGTACCTTCCATGTCAGGTGCTTCACCTCTTTTAATTGCTAGTCTTTTAGACTCTTCTACTGCTTGTTCTTTTATTTTTTTAAATATTTTTAAATTTAATGACTTAGCTAATACAGATTCAAACGGAATACCTTTAGATTGTAAGTAAGCATGAAAACCCATAGCTCCTAAACCTAAACTTCTTTCATTGTTTGCACTAAATCTAGCTCTAAATAATTCTTCAGGTGCATAGTCAATAAAATATTGTAACACATTATCTAAAAATCTAATTAAATCTGGTATAAATAATGTGTCATTCTTCCACTCATCATACTTTTCTAAATTTACAGAAGACAAACAACACACTGCTGTTCTATTGTCACTTGTTGGTAAAGTAATTTCAGTACATAAATTAGAATGATGTACTTCTAAACCTAATTTCTTTTGTGTTTCAGGTAACGCATCATTAATAGTATCAATAAAAGAAACATAAGGTTCTCCTGTTGCTACTCTAGTTTCTAAAATCTTTTGCCATAACTCTCTAGCAGATACAGTACGTACAATTTTTTTTGTGTGTGGGTCTATTAGATTCCAACTATCATCATACGTAGGTTCTTTTATACAGTTATCTATTAGTTGCATAAACTCATTACTAATGTTTACACCATGATGTAAGTTAAGACATTTTCTATGCACGTCACCACCACTAGGTTTTCTCATTTCAATAAATTCTATAATTTCTGGGTGTGATATATCCATGTATGCCGCATAGCTACCACGTCTTGTTTTGCCTTGAGAAAATGCAAGTATCTCTGAGTCTACTACGTGCAAGAATGGAATAGAACCTGATGATTGTGAACCACCAGATGTCATAGTACCATCACTTCTTACGTGTCCCCAGTAGCCACCAATACCACCACCAACAGAAGCTAACCAAGCATTTTCTGTATAGTGTCCTGTCAATCCTTCTCTACTATCACCTACATAATTTAAGAAGCATGAAATAGGCATACCCCTTTTACTTCCTGCGTTAGACAAAACAGGTGTAGAGTACATAAACCATAACTTAGAAGCATAAGAATAAATACGTTCAGCCATTTCATCATTATCTGAAAATGCTTTAGCCGCTCTAAGAAATCCATCTTGCGGTGAATCTTCTGTAGGTAATAGGTATCTATCTTTTAATGTTGTCTTACCAAAATCAGTAAGCAATGCGTCTCTGTCATAGTTTATCATAATATACTTCTTTCTTTCTTTTTTAATATGTCTATAAATTCTGCTCTATCTATTATAGCGTGGTCAACCTTGACTGGTTCAAACTCATCTAAAAATAATAAAACAATTTCTTTATCAAGACTACCACATGTATAAACATCTAGCTGTACTATTGCAGGAGATACTTCGTCCCAACAATGTAAAGCTATGTGTGATGTTTCAATACATTGGACAGCAGTAATACCTTTATTGTTTTCTGTATCTACATAGACAGCAGTAGGTCGTCCAAGAGGACGCATACCTATTGCTTTAACTAATTTACGCAACCACTTCTTTACTTTACGTATATCTTGTGGTGGCTTGTTTACTTCTGCCCTAATGATTATGTGTTTGTGTTCCATTATTTATCGCTGATTTTAGTTACACCTTCTTTTTCTATAATGAAATCAATGTATACTTTTGCTTTTTTTAAATCATCAACGCCACCTTTACTACGCCAACGTGTTATGTATTTCACAACATTCCCTTCGCAGTACGTAAGACCATTACCTATAATATAATCAATAGGTTCTATCTCTTTATTAGTATAATGTGGTGGATTTTTTATTGGGTCTATCTTATCTGCCATAACTTTACCTTACCTGTCTTTTTGTTATAGTCACCATGCCTTAGTATTCTAGCAACTCTAGCTTGAGCTAGTGCTTCTTTAGCAGTGTAACCTTTATCTTTGTATATACCTTTTACTATTTTCCATAAGTCTTTTAATGGAACATTAGTATATTTTTGTATAAGTTTATTTGCAGTAACTACACCAACACCATCAATGCCATCATAGCCATCAACTTTATCACCAGTCAATGTCTGTATCATAAAGTTATAGTCAGCCATTCTTGGTGGTATCTGTTCTACATTTAAACCGTCAGCAGATAAGTTACATGGTACTGTTCGTAAATCTTTATCTATACTAACTACAATTCTTTCTTCATTAGTTGGCTCAGTTGCCATGATACCTAACACATCATCAGCTTCTAAGTTAGCCCACATTACACCATTATGTTTTTTCATAACATACTCACGCAATGCTTTTAATGTCATTGGCTTACGCTTCTGTCTTCTGTTATCTTTGTAAGAAGGTAAGACATCTTTTCTAAAGTTGTTCTTATCTGTTAATGCAACAACATAATCATCTGCACTGAATGTAGAACCTAAGTCATCTATCACTGCATCTACGTCTGCTTTACACTTATTCTCATCACAATGTAATGTCCAAAGACCATCACCCCAATGAGTATCTACTTCGTTATTGACTGCAATCTGATATAATAAAATATCACCATCAATCAATATTACTTTTCTACCTTTTAGTTTATCACTCATAATATTATCCTATGTTCTTTTTTAAAAATAATTCAGCAAGAGGCACTAGAACAAATCTACTTCTATTACCATCACCGCCGCTTTTAATATTCTTGATATATTTTTTTGCCAATTTTTTTACAGTTTTAGTATCAAATATTAAACGACAATAATCTTTATCACCGTTGGCTAATATATGAACCCAGTAGTCAGCCTCAGTTGCCATGATACCAGATGGTTTACCATAACATTCTACTTCTATTGCAATGTTATTAGTTTTAAACCACCAGTCTCTTTCTGTTTTGACTTCCATTTTGGTTTTGTCTTTATCAAGAATAGATACAATTCTGTTTTCTCTCTCCTGTCCGTACTTTAAATCTTTATCAAATTTCTTATTCATTAATGTGTTCCACTCCAATCATTTCCTATTTTATATTCTCCTGTTAAAGGTAGTCTTAATTGGAAGTGTTCGCCAGTACATTGTATTGCTTTGACAGCTAACCTACCAACGGTCTCTGCATCTTTTTCAAGACACTCAACCTGTATTTCGTCATGCACCCAAACGACCTGTTGGGCTTCAGGAATATCCTTAATTAATTTATTAAACTCAACAAGCCATTGTTTACAAACAAGAGCTCCTGAACTCTGTAACAATGTATTGAGTGCCGCATGAGCTGAACGAACTTTAATCTGTCTCTTATCAAGACCAACTAAATGCCCTCTCTCTGCCGCTAATTGTACTTGCTCTATTAATTTACTTAGAGCAGGTAAGTTGTTTAAGAATCTTTTTTTAATTTTAGATGCTTCACTAACTTTTTTACCAGTTACTTCCGCAATACGTTTAACGCCACCACCATATAAAAAACAATAATAGAAACGCTTTGCTAAATCTCTTGAGTCTAATCCTGCTAGGTTTTGTGTCTCTGTATGTATGTCACCATCTAATACAACTTTTGTGTACTCACCGTTGTCATACTTAGACATAAAGTGTGCTAACATTCTAACTTCTAATCCTGATATATCTATACCTACTAGCTTCTTACCATTAGGAACAGTAAATAAACTTCTACATTCTTTACCAAATGGTACAGACACGCTTGGTACTTGTGCCATGTTAGGAAACGAATGACTTGCACGTGCTGTTACAGTTGAATTAGTATTACATGTGCCATGTATCTTACCATTCTTTTCATGTTTCAACCATGCTTGTGTGCCTGTAGCTAGTTGTGCAATTCTTTTATCTAATAAAAAATGTTCGCATAAAATTTTTGCTTCAGGATATTCCAGTTTACTTAGTACAGTATCATCTAGTTTTGGTTTACCATCATTAGTAAATTCTTTAGCTTCCCAACCATACTTAGTTTTTAATCTGTCAGCTATGTGATGACGTGAACTAGGATTAAATACTGTAACTCTATCTTTTAATTGTTTACCTGTTTTTTCTGATACTCTCTTTTCTGTAATAGGTAAAAATATTTTTTGTAGTTGTTCTTCTAACTCTATCCTTCTAGTATTTAATTTAGTATATAACTTTTCGGCTTCCTCTTTATTAAAAGTAAAACCATGTTGTTCTTGTCTAAATATTAACTCAGCAACATCATGTTCTAAATCCATTGCTTGTTGAGAGTAACCTTTTTTCTCAATCATATTAAATAAAGTGTGAGTAACTTGAACATCTTGAATACAATACTCTAGCATACCCACACTAAATTCTTTCCAATCTGTATCAAACTGTTCTTTATATTCGCCCACCCTGTTACCCCACGCTTTCAAGCTGTGTCTGCCAATACAGTCTCTTGGAAAATTCTTATGTTTAAAATCTTGGTCTTTAATATCAGGGAATAACAATCTAGTTGCTACTATAGTATCAAAAACTTTTGCTCTTGATTTTAAATTATAAAACTTTTTAAGAACTGGTATGTCAAACTTGATAATGTTGTGACCAATAATTAATTCTGCTTGTTCTAATTTCTTTACAGCTTCTTCATTATTAAGATGAAGTATTTGTTTAGTATCTATATCTTTTAAAATAATACAATGAACTTTTGTAGCTGTATCTAAAAATCCATCTGTTTCTATATCAAAGCAATATCTCATAATCTTATCTTTTTCTTTTTAAGTACGTTGCTAGATGGTATTGTAGTTATGTTTCCTACATCACCTAATGTTCCGTTATCTTCAAAGTTTACATCAGCAACTAATATGTGAACGTCTTTGTTTTCTTTAATTAACCAACCTGTTGATATACAAATTGTTGGTTTACTGTTCATGGCATCTTTTAAAGTTTTCCATGAGCTGTCAGAATTTATATCAGACCATGTTAATTGCACATAGTCTGCATCTAATATCTTTTTAGTAACGTGTGGTAAAGGTCTCATTAATGCACCGTATGTGTTTGTATTTGAACATTCCAAGCGGCATCTTCGCCACTCATAGCTAAAGACAACAACGCATCTTGTAATATCATAGCAGACTGTTCTTTACCTACGTGCAATGTAATAATGTGTCCTGTTCTTTTTGCTCTACCAACAGCTTCCATTACATACATAGTCCAAGTAACTGCATCTCTTTTAGCTTTAGTTTTTATTTCTTTAAAAGTCATCTAGTACCTCTGCTTTTACTTCAGATAAACAACCTGTTTGTAAATCATAATGTAAACTACAAGCACTACCTGTCTCACCTGAAAATCTATTTTTTAATATAGATATTTTTGCTATATTATTTTCTGCTTTTAAATCTCTACTCATGGAAATGACCAAGTCAGATAGTTGAGCTATGGACTGGCTTCCCCTAAGACTACTTAATGTTACTTGTTTACCATCTTCAAAACCTTTATCACCCTCAGTTGACCTACGCAAATGACTGACTAAGATTAATCCAATACCTGTTTCTTCTACTAATGTTCTAAGTTTACTTACAAAATAATCTATAAGTTTTCTTTCGTCATTAGTATGTTCATCACCTAATGCTGACAACGCCATGTGTAGATGGTCTAATATAACCCAGTCTACGTTACATGCTTTAGCTAAATATCTTATCTTTGACAATAAGTTATCTGCTACAGTTGAGCCAAAGTGATTATATAAATAAAAATTGCCATTACCAATAGTAGTGGAAAAGGCGGCATGAAGTTGTTTGGCATCTACTCCCTCTCTTGTTAAGTGTAATGGTTTCTTTAAATGCACACCCATAATACCAAGTGCACTACGTTTAACACTTTCTTCTAGTGCTATGTAACCTACTGTATATTTTTGTTCTAATAAACTAAGTGCAATGTGTCTACAAAAGCTAGACTTACCTACACCGCTACCTGCTGTAACTGTAACTAGCTCACCTTTACGTAAACCATGAGTCTTTACATTCATACATTCAAATGGATATTTAGCTGTAACATACTCATCTTCTTTTTGTATGTCATTCCAAATATCTGCACCAAGTATAATACCATCAGGTCTGTATGCTTTACTAGACCATATACAATCTGTTAATTCTTTTACTTTACCTGCAAGTACCATCTCGTTTGCATCTTTTAATGGTAACGTACATATCTTTGCTTTGTTAGGTGTAAGTAATTTAGCACATTCTATTGCACCCTTCTTACCCTGCTCGTCTTGGTCAAAACAAAAATACACAGAGTCAAATCCTTCTATCCATTCAAGCTCTTTTTGTATATCTCTCTTTGCTCCTTGAGCTCCTGACTTAATACTTACTACAGGAAATTTATTCTGATTGATAGCAGATATACTCATTGCATCTATCTCGCCTTCTGTAATAATCAACATCTTACCTTTGTCTCTCCACAAATGTTGACCAAACAAACCTGCTTCTCTTGCATCACCTAACCACTGAAATGTTTTATCAGGGTATCTAAGTTTTTGTGCAACAAGCTCTTTGTCTTTGTTGTAGTAGTTTGCTATTTGACATGGTCTACCAAACCATGCACCAGATTGATAATTAAATTTTTGAACTGTGTTGTAATTTATTTTACGTTTACTTAGCTCCGTAATACTACCTTCAATAAATTCTTTACTGGTTTCTGTTGCTATTGGATTATTCAAATCGTTTCCTTTTGTTGTTGTATTGCATGAAAAACAATATGTATGTCCGTCAGAATAGACGGAGTTGGCATCACTAGAATTGCAGTTGTCGCAAGACGTATGATATAAAAATTCACTTTCAGTTTTTTGCATAAAATTTTTTGTCTAATTATTAGGGGTGGCTTCAGTCTCCCTCTACCACCCCAACAAACTATCTCAGCAACTCTGATACATCAAAGTGCGGAGATACGGAGTCTGCCACATCTCTGTGACCTACTATTTCAACCCCACTGTAATCCTGTTTCAACTTTTTAACAAGGTTTACCAAAGCGGTATACTGTTTGAACGTGTAATTACAGTCAGGTTGTCCATCTGTAGTTTTTCCGCCTACTAAGCAGATACCTATGGAATTTTTATTAGACAATTTTAAAGAGCCATCAGCAATATGAGCTCCTGCTATTTTTATGTCTCTACCATCTTGTATAGTCCCATCTCTTTTTATTATTTTATGGAACGCACAAGAAAACAAACCGTCTTTACGGTGTTGTGTGTCAATATCGTTTACATCAAAGTCATCTTTAGGTGTAGATTCGCTACTATGAACTACAATGTACTTTGTTTCTTTTCTTTCGTTACTCATTTTTTGTAATCTGTTTATTGTATCATGGTATTCTTTAATGTCTTTATCAGTCATCATAACCATTCAATAGGAATATGTTTGTCAGCATACTTAAATCCGTATTTCTCACACCACATTCCATAAGTTGTTTTACTTTTTTTACTTATCCTTTGTTTACTATTACTAAATATAAATCTTATATCTAAATCAGGGTGTTGTTCTTTTATAAATCTCATTTTTTTTCTATCAGATGATGTAAACAAACCCTTTGTTTCTATAAAAAAATCTTTTTCTTTTAAATAAAAATCAGGTGTATATGTATGTACCTTCTCTGGCACAGTATATTTTAATTTAATTTTTTCAAATTCGTATTGTATTTTGTTCAGGTCAAGCTCTTCTGATATTGCTATCTCTAAGCCTGACCTAAAACCGTATTTAAGACCTACTTGATTAGAAGTCAGTTTGCGATTGTGCCACTTCATTTTCAAATGTCTTGTCTTCTGGTGCAACATAACCATCTTTTACCTCGTCAAAGCCGTAACCTTTTGAGTTACCTGCTCCACCCTCTACAAGTTTAGTTATCTGCACAGCCCTTAATCTTAGGCTTACTCCTGCACCTGCCATAGCTGTAAAATATGGTATCAACTCTGCTGATACTTTCATTTCACTGCCTGACCAGACGTTAGCATCAACCATAGGTTTCCCTGCACTATCAAAGATAGCAACTTTATTTGGAATAACTTTACCATCTCTAGTTATGATTTTAGCTTTTGTCTTAAACTTGAAGATAAGATTTCCAGTAGGTTTACCTTCAATGATTTCTTCTTCGTATGGAAGATTAGCCATTTTAGGTTCTTTACCTTTAGTCTTCTCTTTAGCAAGAGTAACACTTTTCTTAATCTCATCATCAATCGCTTTGACAACTGATTGAGACTCTTTCGCATTGACTATAAGATTGGTCTTATAATGACCATCTTGGTCAAATTGCGTATCAGGAGTTGTAAGCCATGCGTATTGTGAAATACCTACTGGCGTAACAATCCTTACATTGTTGTTTTTAGACATATTGTTAAGTCTCCTTTTTTATTGTCTACTATGGGTACTTTTCTTATGCAAAAAAGAACTCACTTCTCCGCAATTCATTAATATCTAAGTCACCTTTTTGCGGAACTTCAGGCAACTTAGTCTTGTACTCTTCAGGAAGCTGTTTTAGAACATCATCTCTAAAATTAGCCAGTATGTCATTATCAGTGAACATCTGTATAAACGCTTCTCTTAGACTCTTATTCAATACTTCTACGTCTGCCGCAGTAGTACCAAATGAATCATGTACGTTACAAAAGTTTTCAATACCATTATCTAATGCAATATTGACAGTTTCTATCATAGCCGCAGAGTCTACAGAGTGAACCAGATTAGGTGCAACTCCATTAGACATTCTGAGTCTATCAGTCTTATCATCTTCTACATTAATACGTGGTTTAATAACTTCACCCATAAGCATAGCCTTAACTCGTTTAGACTTCATCTCAGGGTATGACTGATACACTGGAAAACCAACTGGTGTAACCCAATGTATAGGCAACTGCAACTTAGATACAATACGTGCAATATCTTGTAAGAACTTCATACCAACTCTTGCTGATTTTAAGTTATCACCGATACTATCCCATATTATACTTGCTAGATAAGATGCAGGTTTAAACATGTCGTCTGTAAATGGGTGCATCTCACCTTTGTCTTTACGTTTTGTTAAGTCTTCAACCACAAAGTCCGTACAAGAATATCTGGTACTTCCATAACAGATAGTCATAATACTTCTTTTAGTAGTTGAACGCTTTACTCCATAGTCAAGCCATTGTTGTGCATACGGTCTGTCAACCTTTGCATGTTCTTTTAGTTTGTCTATTACAGAGTTTGCTACTAATTGATAAATGTCTTTTGGTTTATCACTAGGTAACAAGTTTACTAAGTCACCTGCTTTTTTGTCTCTCAACATTAAAGAGTAAATTTGTAAACCATTACAAGAACCATCAACATTAACTACAATGTTAGACACAAAGCCATCACCTTCAGCTTTATATCTCTTCCACTCTTCAGCCCATGCTAAAAATTGGAAAGCATTACTTGCGTCTTCCCATTGTCTATTTGTAAATGGGTCATCAACACATTTTAATATCCAGTCTTCATTATCTTTTACCCACTGGACTCTATCTGTTAATGAAATCTTATCGTTACCATACATGTTTGCACCATGCACAGCCAACCAAAAGTCACCTCTGTTTTCTTTTGTAATAGGTTTACCTTTACTAAAAGATAACAATGCTTTTGCACCATTGATTGATTGATAGTTTAGAAATGCAGGTACACAATATGCTCTGCCTCTAAAATCAAATTGTAACGGAAAGTAAACTGTGGCGTAATTTTTAAACTTATCACCAAGCCACAATATTTTTGCGTACAACATTCTTTTAGAAAACATACGTGCATTTTCTGTGTGCACTATAACTGCTTCCTTTTTCCACTTACGTCTTGATTCTTTATTGTCTTTTATGTCAAGAGGCTTGTTTGGAACTTCAAGATTTCTTATAGGTGGCATACCACCGATAGCAAGTCCTCTATCCCAAGCCTCTGCCATAACGCCTAATATGTATTTGTTTATTTTAAATGCGGTTGACTGCATAGCGTTTACCGCCCTGTATACTTTAGGCATGTCAAAGTTTGCTAATTCACGTGCAAACAATTTGTTCTTTTGTTTTACCAAGTCAAGTGAAGGTAACTCTTTAGTCCAGTAACCACCACCTTCTACAGAGTCCCACATTTTAGGCGGCATAACCGTCATCATGTACTCTGGGTTTAACAATTCATTAAAAGCATTTCTATTTTTAATCCAGTCTCTAGTCTTCTGAGTCTGTTTTATAATCTTAGCTTTTTTATGTTTAATAGTTTCTACACCTATTTCTATCATACCAGTAGACTCCATCATAAGCTCAACAAGTCTGAGTCCTACGTGTAGTTTAGTTGGTGTAGTCCACTCTTCCCAAGCCATGATATTATCACGCTTAGAACTCTCTCTTAGTTTTCTACGTTTATAAGTGTAATTCCAAGACCTTTTGTCTAAGTCTTGTTTGACCGTATCGTATAACTCAGGGTTAAGATGTCTAAAATTCTTTAGTGCAATTTCAGTTTCAACTTTACCGCCTAGACTTATACATGTAGCAGTCAATGGTTTGTATTGTGTGATTGTATTGATTATGTGTTTACCTGTAATTAAAGCCAATATCTCAGGTTCAACTTCACATAGTTTAGTGAAAGCTATAGGTGGTTTACACACTGTATTTTTAGCAGTGTTTGTAATCCATTCACCAATAGCCATTGCTAAAGGTCTGATTGTATTGGCTACCATTACTTTACCGTAACTGGTAACACTCTCTTCTTCTCGCTCAATATGACTATTGAGTCTTTTGTTGGTTCTGTCTTTACCCCTGACAGCCATGTCTTTTTCATTAGCCTGTTGGTCAGGGAAAGTAGGCATTATTTCTAGTATCTTGGTCAAAGTAACTCCTATAAGTTTATGTGTTAATTTGTGCTATCTACTATGGGTACTTTACTCGTACCCTTCTAGTATGTTGACAGCTTTTAGTAGATTTTTAGGCATCAAATGGGCATACCTAAGTGTCATATTGTAAGACTTATGACCCAACCATTCCTTAATAAAGTGTAACTCTACTTTACCTGATTGAGCTAGTCTTGAAGCACACGTATGACGTAGACAATGTATAACAAATTGTTTATCACCGTCTAGTCCCATGTCTCTTCTTAGTTTTTGCCAGACACGTTCAGCCATAGAATAATCTAAGTGACTAAAATCACCTGACTTTTTTAACATGGAAACGCACCGTCTAGTCAAAGGTACACTCCGAGTCATATTGTTTTTTGTCTCGTCTGCATGTAACACAATAAAAAACTTGCCGTCTAGTCTTCGTATTGCATCTTTTTTAAATGACAACGCTTCACCTAGTCTAACGCCAGTGTCCAACAAAAATAAAAATAGACTAAGATATGGACTTTTGCCTAATATCTTAATCATTCTTTGCTCTTCCTCTGGTGTCATAAATCTAAGTCTAGCCTTAGACTCTTCCTGCCATACTATGTGCGGCAGTCTAGCCATATTGTAAACGCTAGGTCTAATATAGGCATACTTCAATATTTTACTTACACTTGCAAGATACCTATTGATAGTAGAACCCTTGATACCACGCTTTTTTAAATGTGCCGTCAAGTCTTCAATGTGTGTCTCATTAATTAAATTAGGTTTTGTCTTATGACCTAAATAAGAAATACAAACATTGGCTCTGCTGTCCTGAGATTGCTCCCAAGACAGCGAGTCTTTTATTTCTTTTATTGTCTTCATACGCCGTTTAGTCCTTCTGTGAAATTAGCTCTTTTAGAATAAAAAGAAGCCCTGTTAATAAAATGACTTGCAACTCTATTGGTGCATCTAAAAATATTTCAATCATTTGCCCTTCCTTTGCTTCCTTGTCACGTGTGGCATAGAAATAACTTTTTTAGACTCGTTACCCTTCCTGCTAGTCCAATATATTACAGCCATGCTACAATTCTCTTTTGGTGAAAACTTTGCAATAGCTTTTTTTAGACTTAATGCAGGAATCTTAACAGGCATAGCAACGTCAACCACTACGCCGTCT